GCGATGAGAAACGGGCCAATCCATATCATCGGCTCGAAGAGCGCGTATCGGCAGGCTCTGCTGGCAACGCCTCCCCGGCCGCCAAAGCCGCAGCCAATCCCGGAAGGCCTTTATCTCGAATAATTTCAAGCGCTCGCATTAAGTCTGCTCTTGTCATGCCTTTTTTAGTTTCAGCAGTTTTTTTGTAAATATCTAAAAGGTCGCCCGCTGGTTGTTGGCTGGCTTGACTCAATGCGCCTTGCGCTTTGGGTGAAAGTTTTTCAACATTCTCCAACATTTGCTTAGTTGCTCGGCCTGAACCTTCACCCGCTTCCCACGCAGGGCCGTAGTCTACATAGTCCCCAGCGTGCTTCGTTGGCTGAAATTCCGTCCCACCTAACAATTGGGTCAATTGTTTCTTTTCTTCAGCAGTAAGATTTTTACCCCAATTTAACACGGACACCCCAGCCCCAGTATCGGCTAAGTCGACGCCACCATTGACCAACGCTGAGGTGTAACCCATATTTTCTGGGTCAGCTTTTTTTGCTAAAGGCACAAAAATGTTTGAGCCTTTTTCCGACGGGATTTGAGCATTCCACGGTGAGCCTCGTTGCGCCGTCATGTAACCCCGCACTGCTTCGGCTGCGGTCAATTTATTTTGCGTTGCCTTAGGTACGTTCAATCCTGAGGTAACAGAAAATTCAACACCAGATGGATACATTGGGTTGATTTCCATAGGGTAACGGCCAGACGTTGACGCCCCCCCTAACCGTCCACCCGCAAATGGAATTTCTCCTTCTGCCCGGTAAGCACCCGTGCCTGTTCGCGTTTTTAACGGGCTCAAGTCAAGTGATGACTGCAACACATCGGAACCAGCAGGATTGCGAAATACATTGGCCGCTCTGCTTGAAAAGTGTTGTCGCCCACTTTCAGCTTCGTCAATTAAATTTTCTAAATGACCAGTTCCTCGACCGGGAATGTATTCCGGCGTGGCATAAGCAAACGCAGTTTCTGGCCGTTGTCCTGTTTTTGGCAAACTGATAGAACGTGACCGGCTTTCTGAACCCCGGCCTTCCTTCAAATTTTCCAGACGCTGTGCAGCTCGCTCCATATTGCGTTGGTCAGACAAGGTCAACTCTACGCGAGGGTCAACCCACCCGCTCGGTTTTAAATTGGCCAACTGGCTTTCGTACCCAGCTTCTTTGAGAATGTTGCCGTACTTGCCTTGATTAAGCAAAGTAGAAAAATCAGGCGTGCCCCGAATGACATCAGGGGTGATCATGCCGCGCTGAAGCAATTCACGCGCTGACAGCCCCGTGGTGCGCTGCATTTCGTACAGCGGCATAAACCATGACCATGTGGTTTCTTGTGCCTCGGATGGAAACATATTGGCCTGTTGGCCAGCCTCGCGCATGCGTGCGCTGGTGCCTATGTATCCCGTAGACAGGCCGGGGTCTCCTTTGGCAAGCTGTAACGCCGTGGGCGACCCGCTAAACAGCGCTTGATCTACACCCAAGCCGTTGGCCATCCAAGCGTCATTGGTAACCCGGTACACGTCATCCGCAAGGTTGCGATAAAACGAATCCACTTTTGGACCAGATAACGTAACCTTGAGCGGGTCTTTAGCTGACAAGGACCGGGTGGCATTGTTTACCCACGCATCAAGCACTGAATCCTCTAGCTTCGACCCTGAGACAGATTGCCCCATGATGGCTTTGATTGCTTGGGGATCGGTCGGCCGTCCAGCGGCTGTCCAATTTTTCCAAGTATTTAAGGTGTTGAGCAAGTTCATCTCAACAGACGTTTGCGGCGACATAGCGGCCAGCAAAGATGAAAACCTTGGGGCGTCTTGCACACCAAATACGTCAATGATGGCTTGAGTGCTGGCCCGATACCAACCCTGTTTTGGCGCTCCAGCTTTGGCCACGCTGGACAACTCCTTGGCCGACGGCAGCACACTGAGAAGGCGATCCATTTGTTGTACAGCCGCCGGATTAGAAATAATCTTGCTTACTTCTTGCGGCGTCATAAAATTGGCCGCTTCGGCGATAAATGGGTATTTTTGCTTGATCAACTCCAAAGATTCTTTTTGTTCGTCGGTCAAACTTTTTTTCTGAGCTTTACGTAATTCCTTACTCGTCTCGCCTCGCACCGGGTCGGTTGCTGGCTTCAAGGCACCCTGCAATCCCACGGCCCGCTCTTCAGGCGTTCGGACCACAATAGGCTCTACCCCCTTTGGAGCCTCGTCGGCCGCGCCTAGAACCTTCTTGCCGGCCTTGGGCGGCACTACATTGGCAACAGGCTGGCCAGCAGCCCGTCCAAAGTCTTTCCCGGCCTTGTACACGGCCTGCGGTAGGCCACCAACGAGCCGTATGGGCGCTCCGGGGCCCATGTAGAAGCCTCCGGCTAGTGTCCCTAGCCCAGACGCTGCTCGCCCGGCAGGCGTGTCAGACTTGAACGGCAGTCGCTTCTCAATGTCCTCGGACGTCGGGAGCACGGTCTTTTCGTCCAAGCCGGGAAGCATACGGATTAGGGACTCAATGTCACCGGGTGCTCCGCCGATGCCTGACACCACGCCACGGGCAAAGTCCATGGGCATGTTGGCAGCAGCTTGGCGGTCGTTCTGGCTTGCCGGCCTGCGCCCAGCCGATCGGTAGCGCGGGGGGCTGAACTGGTCTAGGGGATCTCCACCGCCGGCCATCTTGACCTCACCCCCGGCAGCAAACTTGTCCACCTTGGCGTGCCAGACATGTTCCCGGCCTTTGTACTGCGTCGGCACTCCGCCCCCGGCCATCGACCACTCTTGGAAGGTTTGCTTCTTGCCGTTTGACTCAGCCGAGTTTTTACGCTTCAGTTCTTTGAGGAATGACTGGATCTTGGGCAGGGGCTTGCTATTCATGCTCAGGGCCTTTCGCTGGAATACCGTCATCATAAACGTTGGGCGCAGGCGCGTCCAATCGCTGATTTAGCCAGCGCTCAAGCATATCATGAGCCCAGACCTTATCCACAGGTTGCCCCCATCGGCTGATCAGCTCAAACCGGTTAGAGCAAGTTTCGACCTTTGGTTCAGGTTGCATGGTGGCCCTTTGTTGGGCGTTTAGGCACATCAAGCAAATGGGCTTGCCCATCGGGTCGTTGAAGATCTTCTGCTTGCGCTTGGTTAAGCCGCCAGTGCTGAACATTCGGCAAAGCGTGTCTTGGCCGTCCCAGTAATGAGCGGCCGACTTGTTTTTCTTTGGATTAAGAAGGTACATCAAATCCCCGGGATTCATTAAATTTCACCCAAAGACCCCCCTACCCCAAGAAGGAGCAGAGAGGGAAGGTGCTTCACCCCTGTCAAGCAGGATCATCATGTGACGGGTTGGGCACCGTCTACCCCTCGGCTTGATGATGTGACCAGCCGCACGGATTATTCGGGAACTGCCCCCTAGCCTTGCGGCATACCGTGTTCGCTTCTCTTCCGCGCCACCACGAGTGAGGTGCTTGCTATCGTGCGGAGTACGGCTGCCGTAGAAACAAAAAAGCCGTTTACTACTGCCCCCTGTAGGAACCACCATCAGGTGGAAGAGGCATGAGTAAACGGCTTCAGTCGGTCGCTTCCTACGGCAACAGCCCCACTGTACCACAGATTTATCAGGATGCATAGGGGTTAGATCTTTTTTGTTTGCCACTGTCAACATAGTCGTCCTCGTCCCAATCGTCATCAGGGGGTGGGTCAATGTCCAGCCACCCGGCATCCCGCAGGTAGCGCAGGGCCTGCGTGCAGTTGTGGACCAGCATCCCGTTGGCGTAGTAGCAGTGCTCACCCTCCACCGTCAAATCGAACACATGACGCATGGTATGGGTGTTCGTAACTTGTTTTACCAAGGCGGTGCTTTGACTCGGAGTTCTGGCAGGCGGGTGAACAAAACTTCTTCCGCTCAGGAACTTTGGCAATACCGTCAAAGCCGCACCAAATGCATTTGTAAGGGGCCGGGTAGTACGACTTAGGCTTCCCCCAAGTCTTTGCCAGAGAGGCCTTGGCGTGCTCTCTGTGCCATGCCCGGCCCTCGTCTGACCTGTGCCAATCGGCGGAGCTTGCGCGGATCCGGCTGAGGTGCTCAAGTTGCTCTGGCCGTCTGCTGCGCTCAGATGCCTGCGCCCGGTGCTCGTCCCAGTGCTGCTTGCTGGTGACGCAGGCCAAGTTGCCGATGTCGTTGTTGGCCGTGTTGCCGTCAATGTGGTGGACGTGCATGCCCGCAGGGATTGGCCCGTTGTGGTGCTTCCAGACGTCGCGGTGAAGCCGGTGGCCAGCCCTTGCAAAGTATCGGCGGTGCGCAGGGTTATCGCTCTCAGGGTAGCGGTTGTACTTGCGACCGTTGAAGACCACCGACTCGACAACAGCGCCACTTGATTTGAAAGCCATGATGCATCCTTGTAAAGGTATACATTATGGATTGATTGACTCAAGCAGTCAACACGCATCCAACCGTCTTGGGTCATCACCCGGTGCTCTGCCGTGGCCAGCAATCCGTTGACGCTCCAAACTTCTTTAAGCCCGTTGTCATGCACGGCAGTCACCCGCCTCGATCCGGCGGGGGTCATCACCATGTCACCCACCTGCACGTCCTTGATCGCTTTCGTGCCGACAATCATCTGCACTTGGGTCAAGCTATCAACACATGCGTCCACCAAATCATCATGGGTCGTCTCAGGGAAGCTGCAGATCTGGCTGACGAAGCCCTCGGCCCAGTCCTTGACGTAGCCCTTGCGGTGGTCAGACTCGGGGATCCACACCCGGCCCCGGGCGATGATATTGCTGACAATGTTCAGCCGCTGCATCTTGTCCGCCCGCCCCGGGTTGTAGGCCCGAACCGGCAGGTAGGCACGCTGCAGGTCTTGGATCAGGGAGATCCCAGCGCTCTTGTCCTCGATCAGCAGCAGGTCAACCCGCTTGCGGTCCTTACCCTCTCCGAAGACGGTCTCGTACTCCTCGATGACCTTTGGCCGCAGGTCGGGGTACATCATGCGCTCCTGCCAGCAGTCAATCACCATGGCCGCCATGGGACCGTCTTGTGGCTTGAAGCAGCCGAACGTGATGCAGGCGGTCGGGTCGTTCTGCGCCTTCTCCGAGGTGGCCACGTCGTAGGACTGGAGGATGTACTCAAACTTGGGGAACGGCCGGCCGGCTGGCCAGAGCTTGAACATGTCCCGCTTGACGATCCCACCCTCCTCAGGGTCAATGATCTCGGCGTAAATCTCCTGCCTTCCTAGAGTCGTGCCCTCGTAGCTCAGGATCTGCTTCCTGAAGTTCTCCGACAGGTTGGCCAGATTGGTGTAGGTCGAGGCGGTGGTCATCACCACATCGCTGCCCTCCCGGCCCATCAGCTCAATGATCAGATCCTTTGGGCGGGGCGTGGTGGTGCAGATCATCCGGGTGCGCTTGCCCAGCCGCATGCCAAACTGGATCTGGTCCCACGCCTCTTGTATATAGTCCCACGCCGCCAGCTCGTCGCACCATCCGCCGTGGAATTGTGGTCCCCGGAAGCGCTCAGGCTCTGATGCGGGTATACCCTTAATCAGGCTGCCGTTGTGCAGACGAAGCTCATGCGCGGTCTTGTTGTAGTCAGCCACCAGTGACTTGGGGATCACCGCTAGCAGGCCGGAGTCGCCCTCAAAGCACGTCCCCCGGACGTCAGCCGAGGTAGGTGCAGCCACTAGCCAGCGGGTGCCGGGCTGCTCATAAGCCCACCAAGCTATCTGCTCGGCAGCCGTGCGGGTCTTCCCAGCTCCACGTCCAGCTAGCATCAGCCAGATGGACCACCAGTCGCCCGGCGGCAGTACCTGATGCGCGTGCTGGGTAGCAAACCAGCTCATCCTCCATGCCCACGCCAGACGGTACTCGGGGCTTGCAGCCGCTAGGTGCCTCTGGACCTCGGGGTCCGAGACGATCGCCGCAATGTCACTCATTAGCCGAGACTTGCCGCTTGAGCTCCGCGTTCTTCATGATCGCCGCAAGGAAGCCGTCGGCCTCCACCTGCGCCTCAACCTGTATCGGGTTGCCGGGGTCACCGCCCAGCGCTACCTTAGTGCCGTACTTCTTGGGGTTCCAGCAGGCCAGCAGCTTCAGTCGGTGCTCGGCGCGGTTCTTGTTCCAAGCAATCGAGCCGGGGTCATAGCGCTTGTTTCCCGCATCGTCAAACACCGCCAGCGGCTCGTTGTCCGTGATGGCCAAAGACTCCTCGGCCATGGCGTCACAACCCTCCTCGCGGGCGCGCGCGAACCGGGCGGAAAGACTGTCATCGCGCTCCAACCAATCGTAAAACGTCCGTCGCTCTGGCATCCTCTCATCCTTGCATATCTGGAGCAATGGCTCTCCTGTGCTGATGCGATGACAGATTTCCTGCGTAAGCTCAAGCGTCTGTTTGCTTGGCCTTCCCGTCCTCTTGGGAGCGATTGCAACCTGTTTGGCTACCTTACCCTTGGCTTTAGGCTTTTGGGCTGCTGTAGCCCGTTTTGATGGCTTTGCGGCGGTTTCTGGCATGACCTTAATCCTCGTCCGTTGATTTGGGCGTATCGTACCTGATACTTGGTGATTTGTAATCGCTTGGTGTAAAGTGACAGAACACATTGGCAAAGGCGTTGCCCTCTAACGGTGTTGGTCTGCCGTGCTTCAGGCGGGCGGACTCGTAGAAGACCATCTCGCCGGGTGTCATCAGGATCTGGTGCGGCTCGTAGGTGTGGTCCTCGATCATGAGTGGCCAGTCCTCGCGCACGTCCTGATCGACGTTGATGATGACACCGAAGATGTGGGTCTCTATCCTGTCCCGGTGGGGC